GCGACTGGGCAGACAACTTGTTATAATGCGGCAGGAACAATAATCAGCTGTTCGGCTACTGGGCAAGATGGTGACCTTTTAAAAGGAGCGGCAAAAAAGTATAGTTATTCAGATGACGGCACAATTGATACTGAAGCTGAAAATATTTTAACTGATTCAAATACCGGGCTGATGTGGATAAGAAACCATACCCTGGTAACCGGCTCAGAAACCGGAGCCGGTGGTAATCAGAATATTTCAGCAGCTATGGCTTGGGAAACCGCGCTAACTCGTTCTAATGCTTTAACTTATGGCGGGTATTCCGATTGGCGTTTGCCTAATGCTTATGAGTTGTTTAGTATATGTTTGCTTGAAAAGGCAGCTATTACCGATGTAAAAGCAGCTGATGCACCTTATATTGATCAATATGCTTTTCCGAGTACTTTCAGCAGCTTTTATTGGTCGGCCACTACGTATCCCGACTGTACCTGTCTCGCGCTGTCTGTGCGCTTTAGCAATGGCTACGTGGACTGCTACATTAAGACCAATAGCGGCTATGTGCGTTGCGTTAGAGGAGGCCAGTGATTTTGATTATTTGATAATTTGGAGATTTAGAATTACCAAATTTTTTTGAAATTTGTTATGCAATTACTATAGGAGTTGGCAGAAGAAGAAATGCTGGACATAACAGAATACAAAGCGAAGAAGGATAAAAAATAAGGAGAAATATGGAACAATTTAAGGAACTATCTGATAAATTACAATCACTGGAAATAAAACAAACCGAGGTAGCTGGTGATGTTTCCCATATAAAAACCCGTCTTGATAATGGTATATCAGGTACCCTTACAAAGATATTTCTAAGGCTCGATGAAATTATTCCTAAAGTAAAAGATAATACCTACTGGGTAGGTAAGTTTAAACAAGCAATATGTTGGATAGCAGGTGTGGGTGTTTGTGGTGGAATATTAGGTCTTTTCTTTTTTCTTGTGCGAAAGGGGATTAAATGACCAATAAAAGAAAACTTACACAGCAGATAAAGAGTCTCGATGATACGCTTGAGGCCATAGATAAATTTTCTGAACTTCTGGCTCAAGAAGCGATAAGGACTGAGGTAAAGAAGGGGAAAAATATACTTGCTGAAATGAAAGAGGATAACGAAGATAAAAGAAAGGGGGAAGAATGATAAACAAGTTGCTTTCAGGTAGATTTATCTTAACAGTTATCTCAGGGTTGGTATTCGCATACGCTGTAGTTACTAAACTTATAGACTCGCAAGCTACAGCTTCGATAATTACATTAGTATTTATGGCATATTTTTCACGCAAAAGAAAGGAGGACTAATATGTTCGCAGCAATAAAGAGATTTTTTAAAGGACTATTGCGTAAGTTATGGAAGACTCTCAAGACTATTGTATCAGGGGCCTTAGAAGTGTTCCTAGCAGAGTTTCTTGAATATGCAAAAGATGTGGTTAGAGGCCTTGTCAACTCAGACCTGACTAGCGATGGTAAAAGGAAACTAGCATTCGACACAATCAAGCAGAAAACTATTGGAAGAGGATTGGACATTCGTTCTAGTTGGATAAATATTTTAATCGAAATTTCTTTGGCTACGATAAAAAAAGAACTTAAACTTTAGGGGGATAATATGCTAGAAGGCGAAGTGATAAGAGTAGTAGGCAAAGCCGCTGTCAGGGGAGCAGGACATTGGATAATGAGAACTTTATCTGTAATCGCGGTTATTGGTATGGGATGGCTAATTTATGTTGGGATGATAAAACCCCATTTCGACCCAATACAAACCACAACTCAACAGGCTGATGAGATAACTAATACTTACATAACTGAATCAGACGATGCTTTCTTCTTTGGAATTAAATTCTGGGGAATTAAGTTAGGGATTTCAAAACCAGTGAAAGTTAAAAAGCCAGTGATAACACAGGAGAAAAATGATAGGTAATATTTTAGGTTTAAGTTTGCTAAGTGCTGGACTATACAGGTTCGGAGGTTGGAGTGGTGGGAACAAACTCTACCGCAGATTAGGTTGTGCTTTAGTCCAATTTGTAGCTATCTTCTTCGTGCTTAAAATCTCTGCTCCTTGGTGGGTTCACTTTTTAAGCATTGGGATAACTTATGGTTTTCTAACGACCTATTATGACTTTATAAATGGAAAGGATTCCCATTGGCTTCACGGGTTAGGGATAGGGATTGGAATAATACTTTATGCTTGTGTAGGAGCTATTGCTTGGCCAGCGTTAATTATTCGTATTATTGTACTATCTTTAGCTATGGGACTTTGGAGCAAGTGGCTCAAGTGGGACGTTGGAGAAGAACTTGGTAGAGGTTTTTTAATCATAATTACTTTATTATTATTATAAGGAGACACCATGATAAGGTCGGAACTTTTAGCTAAATTTAGAGAAGAGAACCCAGAAATAACAGACAGGGTTTTAACTGACGTAGCAGTATACTCTTGGCTTGAGGAAGGTAATAGGGAAATATGCGCCATAACTAGGTGTATTGTAGACCAAGACGGGACGACTATAACCACAGCAGAGAACGATGACCATTACAACCTATCGGATAAGATAAGCAAATTCTATGACATTGACGAATATCCCGGCGGCGGCGTAACTTATAACGACAAGCGAATTGACGAAAAGACCATAGCACAGTTAGACCACGAATCCCCTTCTTGGCGTTCACGGAGTTCAGGGACTCCTAAAGGATATTACCGTAGAGGGAAATGGATATACTTAGATCGCCCCATAGACTCTAATGCTGATGATTTAAAAGTCTACGCAGTCTTGATCCCTGACGACTTCAATGATGATGTAATGCCTTTCAACCAACTAAGTTATCTTGAGATTTATCATTATTCACTAATTTATTATTTACAGAAAAGAGCTAAGATGAAAATAGGCAAGACTGGGGAAGAGACAAAAGCCTTACAAGAGTACGGTTCTTATCTAAAATGGATGAAGAAGGAATTAGGCGGCGGTAAATATACAGAAATCAACTACACAAAACATAACGGGTACAAATGAGACTATTCTTAACATTAATCTTTAGTTTAATTACCTTATCGGCTTATCCTGAAATCCAAGTTTATAATGATTTTTCAAAAGGAATCAATACTAAGAGGTCTGAGTTCTCACTACCAAAAGAATCACAAGGTGCATCTTCTGGTTATGCCACAGTTGCCGAGAATGTTCGGTTTCACACAGACTTAGGCTCCCTAAGCAAACGGGATGAAATCCTTGGATACGGTACGGCGGATACTACAGAGTCTATTACGGGGATGCACCGGTACTACAATTCAGATGGGACTAAAAAACTAATCGTGACCCACGGAGATGAAGTAGAAATAGGAAACGACGATACAGGAGCTTTTACTGCTATATTAGACCTAACTACTGGTGGTTATAAGTATCAATCATTAACTTGGCATAATCTTTTTTTATCAACAGACGGACACAACCAACCAATAAAATGGGATGGTTCTTCTGCCTCAGCGACTTATTTAGGTTCTTGCCTTGCTACTGCTAAAACAACAGGTGCAGGACCGAGTGGAACTTATACTTACAAAGTCTCCTATTATACCTCAAGTTATGAGGTTCTTTTAGACACGCCCTCTAATCCGGTAACGGTAACTGACAAAGATATTACTCTCTCAATGATACCCATAGCCCCTGATACTTACGGAGGAGAGGATGTCACTGGAAGGAAGATTTACAGAATAAAAAACACAGGTTCTACTTATTACCTTCTTTCTAATGGGACTATCGCGAATAATACTGCTGTTACTTTGAATGACTCTGATGCTGATGGTGAATTATCAGCCACAACTTACCCGGCAGGAACGGAGACAAAAAAACCTCCGAAATGCAAGTTTCTCTTAGTGAACAATAATAGACTATTCCTTGCGAATGACCCAACTAATGGGCCTTCGAGAATTTATTACTCTAAAGACGCATCTCACGACATATTCGCAAATACTACGGATTACTTTAATATCCGCCTTAATGACGGGGATGAGATTACATTTATCAAAAATCTTCTCGGAGTGATCGTAGTAGGAAAGAATAATACAATACAAAAATTCTACACTTCCGGGGACATCCCTTCAGCAGATTGGGAGATAGGCGATCCTTTGGGTGGAGCGATAGGTTGTCAAGCTCCTTACTCGGCAGTTAATTCACCTTTGGGGATAATCTTTCTTTCATTTGACGGTATTTATAAATTCAACGGACAATACTCTACTTTAATCAGTGATGCTGTAACTCCGATAATTGACGATATTTCAGAGACGAATTATACTGACTGTTGGGGAGAGTTTCATAAGAACATCTATTACCTGACTTACACCTCAGAGACCACAGGAGCTTCAGACAATGATAGGATTTTACTATTTGATTTATTAAGCAACGCATACTCAATAGACACCCTTGCTAGAGACGCCTTCTGTTCATTCAATTCGGGAACAGATTATGGAGTTCTGTATTCTGGTGGATCTGGTGACGGAAAAGTTTACGCTCACTCAGAAACCGTCCATGAAGTAGTCCATAAACGACACGCAGATTTAACAGGGACCTTTGACGATATGAGGTACATTCCTACAGCCTATGGCGGAGATACCGATGATCCCGTTCTAGAACTAGCTTGGGATATAACAATAGATGGCGCTTCCGGTACGATAGATACCCATAGTTACGGAGAGGACGCAATAATCGACAGACCTGATACTGATGGAACTTATACTTCGCAGGTTTTAGATATAAACCCTTTCGCCTTCGATAAGCTTTACTGGAATGAGAGGATACCCTCTACCGGGGGAGATGTGACCATAGCTATAAGAAGCGCTGCTACCTCAGCAGGAGTATCTTCAGCGACTTATTCTGACGAGTTCACCGACCCTACAGGTTCTGACATCTCTGGAGAGACGGCTAATAGATATGTTCAGTATAGAATAAGCATGGATACGGATAATATCCTTTACACTCCTACAGTCTACAAGGCAA